TGGTTCACAAACTTGTGGATTTTGGTCGTAGCAAGTATTTTTGGAATTAAGGGTACACAAATATTTAGAAACGGAGGTAAAAAATAATGTCTAAGAAAAGAAAAAATAAGATATCTAAGGCTTTAAAAACTATAATACCTTTATTAGGTGTTGGAGCAGTTCTAGCTGGTAGAGGTAGAAAAAACCTTATCCCTGGTTCAAATACTATAGATGATACTGTAGTTATTCCAGAAGTTGGAATGAGCATAGATGATCAAATTAGTATAGATGCTGCACAACCAATTATGCCAAATCAGATTAGAGGATTCGCGGCAGCTAAAGGCGGAAGAGCTGGTTATAAAAAAGGCGGAAAAGTTGCTAGAGGCTGTGGTAAAATCATGGCTGGAAGAAGTAAAAAAACAAAATACATTTAAGGAGAATAAATGCCAAATAAAAGACACAATAAACAAGTCCCTGGCTTTAAAAAAGGTGGTAAGGTTTTAAAACCTGTTAAACCAAATCAGAAGGGTTTAAAAAAATTACCAAAAAAAGTTAGAAATAAAATGGGCTACATGAAAAAAGGTGGCCGAGTATAACAATGGCTAAACTTTGTCCTAGAGGAAAAGCAGCAGCAAAACGTAAGTTTAAGGTTTATCCTTCAGCTTATGCTAATATGTATGCATCTGCAGTTTGCTCTGGAAAAATTACACCCGGTGGAAAAAAAGGAAAAAGAAAAAAAATGATGGGTGGCGGTTTTATGGCAAAGAGAGCAAGATTATATGGCTAAGAAAGGATTACGATCATGGGTGAAGGAAAACTGGGTCGATATTGCGAACAAGCGAAAAGATGGCTCATACCCGAAGTGTGGACGAAGTGGTGGAGAAAAAAGAAAAAATTATCCAAAATGCGTGCCTATTGCGAAAGCAAGAGCGATGTCCAAAGGGCAACGTGCGGGTGCCGTAAGAAGAAAACAAGCTAAAGCAAACGTAGGACCAACTCCAGATAGAGCTGCTACATTTGCACCTAAAAGAAAGAAAATGGGATTAGGCGGATTAGTATGAGAAACGATTTTCAAGTAAGAGAAGGATTTGCAAAAGGTGGTATGCCACCTAGAAACAAAAAGAACTTTAGACCTACAAAGTCTGGAGCGGGCATGACAGAAGCCGGGGTCAGAGCCTATAGAAGATTAAATCCTGGTTCAAAACTAAAAACAGCCGTGACAGGAAAAGTGAAGCCTGGATCAAAAGCTGCTAAACGTAGAAAGTCATATTGTGCAAGATCACTGGGACAATTGAAAAGAGCGTCAGCTAAAACACGTAACGATCCAAACTCACGTATCCGTCAGGCACGGAGACGTTGGAAATGTTAAAAAGAGCAATACTACAAGCACTAGAAGATAAGTATAACGCACAAATATCTGAAGCAGATGCAACTTTAAAAATATATTTTGAACATTCTGTTGGTATAGGAGAGCATCCTCAACAAATAGAAGAATGTGATAAATTAATTTCAAAAATAGCAGAAGCAGAAGATAAACTCGGTGTATTACAAGAGTTTAAACAGTAAAGGAGAAAATATGAAAAAAGCAAAAGCTAAGATAAAGAAAGTAATTAAAGGTTTGAAGAAAGCATCTAAAACACATGCTGCTCAAGCAAAAACTTTGAAAGGAGCTATCAGTGGCAGATCCAAAAAAAGGAACAGGTAAAAAACCTAAAGGTTCTGGTAGAAGACTGTATACAGATGAAAACCCTAGAGATACGGTAGGGATTAAGTTTGCAACCCCAGCTGATGCCAGAAGAACCGTTGCAAAGGTGAAAAGAGTTAATAAACCTTTTGCACGTAAAATACAGATACTAACAGTAATGGAACAAAGAGCTAAAGTGATGGGTAAAAATCAAGTTGTTTCTATTGCTAAAAAAGGGAAAGAAGCAATAAGGAGAGGAAGAAAAAAATGATGGATTATGAAATAATAACTAAATTAAGAAAGATAATTAAACAAAGACACGATGATATTGTTACAGCCATGACCACGGGGGCTATTGACAATATGGAAAAGTACAACTATATGTTAGGACAGGTACGAACGTATCAATATATTACACAGGAAATATCCAACCTGCTGAAACAAAAGGAGCAAGATGACAAAGACGGAACCATTATCAAAATCAAAAGAGATTCCTAAACACAGGAACGCACTCATAGAAAAATACGAATCTAAACCAGAAGAAAAAGAAAAAGAAATTACAACAGAATCATCAAAATTGCCAAAGCCAACAGGTTGGCGAATGTTAGTTTTACCTTTCAAAATGAAAGAGAAAACTAAAGGGGGTATTATTATAGCTGAAACCTCATTAGAGAGACAACAAGTTGCTTCTCAATGTGGATTAGTTTTAAGAATGGGCCCTGATTGTTACACGGACAAAGAAAGATATCCAGACGGTCCGTGGTGTAAAGAGAAAGACTGGGTGATCTTTGCAAGATACGCAGGATCAAGAATTAAAATAGAAGGGGGAGAAGTTAGAATGCTCAACGACGATGAGATTTTAGCAACCGTGGATAACCCCGAAGACATAATCCATGAATTTTAACATAGGAGGAAGCTATGCCAGCTGAAGAAAAAACAGTTGATATTGATACATCAGGTCCTGGTGCCGAGGTTCAATTAGAAGAAAACAAAAAACCAGAAACAAATGAAGTGGAGGTTCCTAATGAAACAACTACTACAGACGATAATAAGTCCGCTGACACACCTGAGAAATCTAGTGAGCAGTTGGATGTTCGAACTGACGAGAACAATCAAGAACAAAGTGAAGAGAAAAAGGAAGAAGTAAAAGAAGAGCCAAAGAAAGATGAACATGAAAAGTATAGTGATTCAGTTCAAAAAAGAATTGCTAAACTAACAAAAAGATATCGTGAAGCGGAAAGACAAAGAGAGGAAGCTTTAGCTTACGCTAGACGAATACAAAAAGAACGAGATGATTTAACTTCAAAAGTTTCTAATTTAGATCAAAATTATACATCTGAAATGGAAGGAAGAGTTAAGTCTTCTCTTTTAGCTGCTCAACAAAAGTTGATCGCAGCTAGAGAGGCGGATGATAAAAAAGCTGAAGTTGAAGCACTAACAACTATTTCACAACTTGGATACGAACAAGCCAGAGTTGCTGAATTAAAAACTAAACTAGAAATGGAGAAGAAAGCTGCTGCAGAAAAACCTGCGGAACAAAAACAGCCGTTTACTCCTTCTCAAGCTGCACCAGATCCTAAAGCTGAGGATTGGGCATCCAAGAATGAATGGTTTGGTAAAGATAGTGCAATGACTTACACTGCTTTTGATCTTCATAGAAAACTTACCGAAGAAGAAGGTTTTGATCCTCAGAGTGAAGAATATTATAAGGAAATCGACAAAAGAATTAGGGTTGAATTTCCCCATAAATTTGATAAACCTGTAGATAATAAACCGACAAGTAAACCTACACAAACTGTTGCATCTGCAACGCGTAGTACAAAGACTAGTCGCAAAACGGTAAAACTCACACCAAGCCAAGTAGCAATCGCTAAAAAATTAGGTGTGCCACTAGAAGAATATGCGAAACAGTTAATGAACACGAAGGAGGTATAGCATATGAAAAAAGAAGAAAAGAAAACTTCCCGTGCGAGTCAAACCAGAGAAAAAACAGAACGAAAAAAGGTTTGGACTCCACCATCGTACTTAGATACACCTAACGCGCCTGATGGATTCAGACACAGATGGGTCAGGGTAGAAGTTCTAGGATACGTCGACACTAAAAATGTACAAGGAAGATTAAGATCCGGGTACGAATTAGTTAGAGCCGATGAATATCCAGAGGATGATTACCCAGTAGTCACAGACGGCAAGTATTCAGGGGTGATCGGGCACGGAGGCCTTGTGCTGACAAGGGTACCAATTGAGATCGCGCAACAACGTGCGAAGTATTACGCTAGACAAGCGGATGAAAACGTTGAAGCAGTTGAGAACGACCTCATGAAGGAACAGGACAGAAGGATGCCTATCAATATTGATAAGCAGACTCGTGTAACCTTCGGTGGCAAGAAAAGTTAATTTTTTAACGATTCAAACCAACGATTAAATAAACAAGGAGAAACAAATGGCAAACTCGTCATCAACAGGCTTCGGATTGAGGCCTTTAAAAAAAGCGGGTCAGAATAGAGATGCCGGTGGATTAGGAGAATATCCAGTAGCAGCGTCTGCGACAGCTATTTACAACCAAGACATGGTTGCAATGGCTAACTCAGGCACAGCAGCAGTTGCTGCAGCAGCTACGGAAAACAACCTAGGTTCACTTAACGGTGTTTTCTTTACGAACGCTTCGACAAATAAGCCAACGTTTCAAAACCACTTATTAGGCTCTAACACAGCAACTGATATTGTGGCATTTGTAACTGATGATCCGAATCAGATCTATGAAATCAGATCTAATAATTCTAGTGCATCAGCGCAAACCGACGTTGGTAATACAGCTGAAATAAGTTATTCAGCAGGGGCTACTCCTAACTACATATCTAAAACAACTTTAGATGACAGTACGTTGGGTACTAGTTCACAACAATTAAAAATAGTTGGTATCAGTAGAGATATCGATAACGATGAAGTCGGATCAGCAAACGTGGTCTGGAGAGTCGTTATTAACGAACATTTCTACAAACAACTAACAGGTATCTAATAGGAGGATTATAATTATGGCGATATCACGTAATCAACTAGTCAAAGAACTAGAGCCAGGATTAAATGCACTATTTGGCCTGGAATACAAAAGGTATGAAAATCAGCATGCTGAAATTTATACTACAGAGACATCTGACAGAGCTTTTGAAGAAGAAGTAATGTTGTCAGGGTTCGGACAAGCGCAAGTGAAACCAGAAGGTTCTGGCGTTGCGTTCGACAGTGCTCAAGAAACTTTCACAGCAAGATACACTCACGAGACAGTAGCTCTTGGGTTTTCAATCACTGAGGAAGCAGTTGAGGACAACCTTTATGACAAACTAGCTTCTAGATACACAAAAGCTTTAGCTAGATCGATGTCAAACACAAAACAAGTAAAAGCGGTTAACCCGTTAATTCAAGGTCTTCCTTCAACGGATAACTTTGATTCAGGTGATGGTGTTTCTTTATTTAACACTGCTCACACGACAATAGCGGGATCATTTAAAAACACTTTAAGCACGCAAGCTGACTTAAA